CCTGTCAACGCTGGACAAGAATAAGCCCAATATTATGAGATTAGGAAGCAAGAAAGCAAATTATGTGGATGCCAATACAATGTACTCTGAAATAGGCTTATATGTGCCTACAAGGACTGCTGATGGGCAAGGTGGGTACATTACTACCTTTGCCTTGCAAGAAGTTGTATTTGGCGATTTTAGACCAGAGAACGAAAACAGAGCATTATTGGAAGCTCAATTAAGTTTTACTCGTTCTGCTAAGTTATTTATCAGATACGATGTAACAATCAATAATAACTACCAAATAGAGGCTGAAGGAGAGATGTACACGATTCATTCAATAAAGGATGTAGAGAATCAGTTTAGATTTTACGAAATAATAATGTACGCATAATGGCAGGGATATTTTTTAATGTTACTGAGTTTGATGAGACTATACTAAAGTTAGAGAACCTAACTCAAAAACTTAAAAATCAAATTATTGATGAAACAAATGCATCTGCATTAAAGATTCAATCAGAAGCTAAAAAGAATGCTCCTGCTAACTTTGGAACATTAAGAGGTTCAATACATTTAAAAGAAGAAGGGGGAATAGATAAGAAGGTTTACATAGTTGGTTCGGATTTATCCTATGCACCTTATGTAGAGTTTGGCACAGGAGGTAAGGTTAATACTCAAGGATATAATGAGTTTGCTAATACCTTTAAAGGCAAGACTGGTGGCACATTTCAAGATATGCTTAAAGCATTGGTATTGTGGGTAAAAAGAAAAGGTTTAGTAGGAGTATCAAAAGGCAAAAAAGGTTCAAATAAACAATATGAATCAGCAGCCTATGCAATAGCATTGAGCATATTAAGAAAAGGAATTAGACCTCAACCTTATTTAATACCTGCTTATGAGACTGAAGTTTCATTATTAAAAGATAGAATTAAAAACATAGTAAATGCTCAATCCTAATATAGAAGTAAAGAAGTGGTTTTATACTAACTTAACAAGTTCAAGTACATTGACTGTTTATGATGGTATAGCACCAGATAATGCACCTAATGAATATATCATTATGAGTGGCAGAACTTCAAACCAAGAACAAGGCAAAATTAGTTACACTAATGGAGTTACCATTGATGTTGACATTGTCATAAAAAATAGTAACTTTGGTTATAAAAGAGCCGAAACGATAAGCGATTTAATACTGACTGCAATCAATTCAGACACAAACATAACCCTTACAAATGGGTTTTATGCCTCAAGTTTGGTAGTAGCAGCAATTAGAAATTTAGATGGTTTAAACCCTTTGGACAATGTCTTTAGAACGATTATAACATATAATATAATAATAACTCAAAATTAAATAAAATGGCAGAAACAAAAGTATCAGCAAGGGACTATATCCTATTAGCTGACATAGACAACGATGCGACTTTCAAACCAGTTGCTTGTCTTACAACTAACTCAATGACATCAACTGTTAACACTATTGATGCAACTTCAAAATGTGGAGACCAATATCAAGCTGGTCCTTCATTTACTCAGTCTTTCAAAGGCGATGGTTTTGCAATTGATGAAACAGGAAGTCCAAGTAAGGATTCTTACCAACAATTGTATGCTGCTCACGCTGCAAAAACTGCTTTTAATATGAAGATGGGTAAAGCAACTCCAACATCTGGAGATGTTTTCTATTCAGGTCAAGTATTTATTAGCGATTTTGAAGTAAATGCTGCTGATAAAGATGATGTTAAATTTACTGCGACTTTCGTAGTTACTTTACCACCATTAACACAAACTGAACAAGCGTAAATCAATAACCTATGTTTGAATTAAGACTAAACAACAACACAATTCAATTAAAATGGGGTACTTGGTCAATGCGTGAATTTTGTAACGAACGAAATATCACAATAGACAAATACTTTGAAGTTTTAGGTAGTAATCAATTTGATTTAGATATTATTGTTAAATTAATACATATCGGTTATAAATCGGCTTGTATTAGTAATAAACAGGAGATTGAATTTACTGAAAACGATGTTTGCGATTGGATAGATGAAATAGGCTCAATTTTTCAAGCTGAAGGGCAAGTACTAGCTTACTTAAAGTATATTGTGCAAAACACAGTAACGGCAGTTCAAGGTACTCCTAAAGAAGAAAAAAAAAAGTCTAACAAGGCTAAATTGGGATGATATTTTAGTTAAGGCTGCTGAATGTAATATACGCCCAAACGAGTTTTGGGAGATGACTTGGAAAGACTTTTCTATTATCGTAATGGGTAAAGAAAGACAAGAGTTAAACGAATGGGCAAGGACTAGAAACCTTGCCTATATTGTATATTTAAGTAACACTAATGAAAAATCGCCTAAGTCAATTAAGGCATTTTGGAGCATACCAGCTATTGATGATTTAGATATTGAAGAAGAAAAGGTAATGTTAACAAATGACCAATTAGCAAGGACATTAAAATTGTACGGAGTAAATTAAAATAAGATGGCAGAGAATATTGGTTTTAATGTAAAAGTTGGAATGGATGTTGCAGAGATACAATCTGAACTGCAAAAAGCTGAAAACCAACTTAGACAATTTCAGGCACAATTAAAAAAGTCTACCAATACTATTGAGATTAATATGCTCAATAGAGAAATTGCTGCTTTAAATCCTCAAATATTAGCTTACGGACAAGCGTTACAAAAAGTAGGTAAACCAGTTGGTGATGCTTCTCAATCTCTAATAAACTTCTCTAGAATTGCTCAAGATGCTCCTTATGGTATAATGGGTGTTGCGAATAACTTAAACCCTATGGTTGAGTCATTCCAAAGATTAGCAAAAACTGAAGGTGGTACAAAAAAGGCATTACAAGCAATGCTTTCTGGATTAACTGGTCCTGCTGGTATTGGTGTTGCAATTGGAGTAGTTTCTTCTTTAGCAGTTACATTTAGTAAAGAAATAGTAGCATTTTTTAAAGGACCAACTGCTGAACTAGAAAAGTTTAGAGAAGAATTAAATAAAGTTGCTCAAGAAATTTATAAATTAATTGGACAAGAGCAAACTAAAAGAACTAAGGGAATATTATTAGTTGAACTTATTACTGGTGGAAATAAAACACAAAGAGAAGAGGCATTAAAGCAATTACAAGATTTATATAATAAAAGTGATGCAATTAAAAATGCAAAACTAGGTAAAGACAAGGCTTACTATACTACTTTAGTAAACCAAGCAGCAATGCAAAATAGTGCAGTAGCTAATGAAAAAAATAATGCTGCACAATTAGATAAATTATATGAAGACCAATTAAAAAATAATAAAAAAAGAAATGATGCTTTAGCATTAGTTACTGGTCCAAAAAAAATGATTGAATATGGACATTCTCATGTAAGGAGTATTCAATATCAAAAAGATAAAATAAATGAACAATACGATGTATTAGGAAATGACATAAAAAACAAAATTGCTACATTAGAAGCTAACACTTTTAAACAATTAGCACAAATTACTTTAACTCCTACTGCGGATTCGGTAAAAAAGAAAGGTGAAAAAACAATTGATGCTTTAGAAGAATTTAGAAAAGAACAAGAATTTGAATTACATAAACAATATTTAGATAGGCTTAAGTATAAACAATTATTTGAACAACTTGATGCATCTCCAATATTAACTTATGGTACTAAAGAAGCAATACAAGATAGAAAAGAAAATAGAAAAGAAAGAGTAAAAGATGTTACTGCTAAAGATAATAGCGTAGGAGAATTTTTAGCTAAAGATGCTGCAAAAAGAGCAAGGGAATATCAAATTGAAGATGATAAAGTAAAGGGTTTAGCTAAGTCTTATGAGAACTTTGCAAATATGTTAGCTAGTGATGTAACAAATGGTTTAATGAATGTTTTTACTGCATTAGAGGAAGGTAAAAATCCTTTAGATGCTATTGGTCAAATGTTTCTTAATATAGCTAAAAACATAGCTGCTGCTATTATACAGGCTACTATTTTTCAAGCTATTCTTACTGCATTCCCAGAACTTAGAGCAGTATTTAAAGCAAGTGGTGTTTTAACAAGTGCATTTGGTTATTCTGGTCCAAGAGCAACAGGTGGTATCACAAACGGACCTTCAATGGCTTTAGTAGGAGAAGCTGGGCCAGAGGCAATTATGCCTTTAAGTAAATTAAGTAACTATTTAAATACATCTTTTAATGCAGGTGCTATGAGTAGTGGTGGAACAGGAAATGGCAGTCAGTTTGTATTAAGAGGACAAGATTTACTTCTTTCAATTAATAGAGCGCAAAAGGCATCAAATCTTAAAGGACAAAATATTAGTTTAGGATAATGGCATACGGATTAAGATATACAATACCACAAGAATTAAGAGATAATACAAATCTTGTAGCAAAAATATATGAAGAAGGTTATGTTGGTTCTTCTTATGAATATACTGCTACATCAATAAATATACAACCAAACTCTGCTGATGAGGATGCTTTAGCTTGTGTAATATCAACTCAATTAAATATTTCATTTATATTAAATAGTGAGGATGATTATACTAATTTTCCTGACTTATTAAATTTTAATGATACTAAATATTATGTTGAATTAACATTAAATAATGTAATAAAATGGAGAGGTTATTTATTTAATGATTATGTAGATGTAACATTTACAACAGGAATACAAGAAGTTAATTTAACTTGTATTGATGGTTTATCGTTTTTAAGATACAATATTTATAACCCTACTGAAAATAGCAATGGATTAATAAAGTTATTGGATTTATTTAATAATACTTTATATCTTTTGCCTTCTTACACAAGTACTTCTATGTATATGTGTTGTTCTTATTTTGCTACTGGTATGGCTAATAGAAGTGCATCTACGGATAATGACCCATTTAATCAATCGTATCAATATAGGAGAGATTTTATAGGCTTAGATTATTATACTATTTTAGAGAACATAATGTTATCTTTTGGTTGTAGGCTATTTCAAGCAGAGGGAGATTGGTATGTATTGCCAATGAATGAAATGGCTTCAACAATATACTATTCTAAATATGTTATAACTTCTACTACACCAACATTTAATAGTAGTGGGGTATTAAATAACTTAGTAAATATTGCACCATATTCTACAACAAGTGTTCACTTTATAAATAATAGCCAAACAAAAATAGTTAGAAAAGGTTACCCTACAATACAAAGTGTTGTTGATTTTACACCAGCTAAAAACTATATAAATAATGGAAATTTTAAATCTGTTGTATCTTCTCAAGCAGTTGGTTGGGATGTTGCAACATCAGGTTCTTCAGTAGTTACATTAACTGAATTTCCAAGTGTTCAATTTAATAGATATAGTATATTTTACATTAGTTCTGGTTCTGCTTCAATTACAACTAATTCAGCATACTTGGCAAATATGTATGGAGGTAGTGCAACATTTTCTTTTGATTATCAAGCAGCAAATGCAAATCAAGAAATACTTGTTATTATTACTATTACTATTGCTGGTACCTTATATTATTTAACTAGCGATTTGTATTGGAGAACAAGTTTTGCAGTAATACCTAAAACATATACTGAAAATAATACTTACCAAACGCAATCAGTAGAAATTCCATTAGGGTTGTTGCTTTCCCCTAATCCAAACTTAACATTTCAAGGACCAATAACTATAAAGCTACAAGCTGATAGTACGCATATTGGAGGTTTTGTAAGAAATGTTATTTTAGAGCAAAATGGTTATGAAATAAAAAATGCAACAATTACTAGAACTATTGGAAATGTAAATCAGACTGCAAAATCAATAGATTTGTATTATGGATTAAATTATCCTTTAATAGGTCAATATGAAGTTTATAATAATGTTGGTCTTATAACAAATTCAAGTGGTGTATTTTGGGCAAATTGGTATGTTCAAGGTGCTATTGGGACTACATTCTATTCATTGCCTTTTCTTATAATGAGACAATATTCAAATTTATTAAATAAAAATATAGCTACATTAGAGGGAGATTTAGGTAATTATAATAGTTCTGTTGGTTTAATTGGCTTAGATAAAGTCTATACAATAACAGATGCATCTACAAATAATTTAACTTATAATGGTAAAAAGTTTATGGCTAATAGATTAACTATGAACCCATTTTTAGATGAAACTAATTCAATGCAGTTCTTAGAAGTTAGTAGTACTAATATAGCTTCAACTGAAACTATTGTTTATATTACTGACCAAGAACAAGAGACACCAAGAAGGTATTTTTAATATTAATATAGTTTAACTTTGCAATATGGCAGATAAAGTACAAGGTAATAATATGATTCTCTATTGGCAAAATCCCAATGGACAATTCTATCTAAATGGTGGCATATCACAAGGCACAATAGGTGGTAATTCTTACTATGAATTAAGTTCTACTGAGAATGTAGGAAGTAGTGCTAACTTCGTTGCAACAGGAGATAATATAATAGCTAGGTTTATTACAGATGTAAATAAGCCTAATTTGACTACTATTCCTGCTGGAACTTGGAATTTTAGTTCCTATGTATCTATTACAACAAATTTAACAGGTAGCCCAGCATTTTATTATATAGTATATAAATATGATGGAACAACCTTTACATCTTTAGCAAGTAGTACTGCAACGACCTTAACATCAACATCTATAACATTATATAATACTTCTATAAGTTTTCCTGCAACAGCATTATCTGCAAGTGATAGAATAGTTGTTATGGTTTACCCTCAAAATGTAAGTACTAGAAATATTACTTTTTATACACAAGGAAATAATGTAGCTAGTGTAGTAACTACAATGCCAACTGATATTCCCTTTGCTTGTTCAACAAATTGTTCTTTCTCGGTTAATGTGGACCAGAAAGAAGTAACATCTCAAACAAGTGCTTGGTATCGTGAATTTAAGAACGACATAGCTAATTGGAGTGTGAATTGCGATGGATTAATAACATTAGAAAACTATGGTTATTTATACTTATTGCAAACGCAACAAAATAGAACACAAATAGCGATTAAATTTGCTATTGACAATGGGGTAGATGGGTTGGTAATTATAGGTGGAAATTGTAATCTTACGAGTTTACAAATCAATGCTCCTTATAAGGACATAGGTACTTATTCAGTAGGTTTACAAGGTTCAGGTGCTTATACAACTTCAGGAGTATCAATAAATCAAAATGGCGAGATAGTAACAGTAACTGGTCAAGTGTATATGAAATCTTCAACGGCAGCAGGAGGAGAAACTACTATTACTTATGCAGATATGATAGGAAAGATTTGTCTAGGCTTTACAAGAGGTGGTGTAGAAGTAAGAGAGATTTTAACAACAGGAACTCCTACAAACGACCAGATTAAGTTTAATAGTACAAGTGGTGTAGTTACTTTCGGAAGGGCATTAGAGGCTGATGAATTTATTAGAGGAATATTTCAATAATTAATATGAGCAATCAATTACAAATAACAGGAGCAGCGAAAATAAGGGATTTACAAGGACCAGTGGTTTCAAATTCTGGAGTGATTTCTGCTTTAGATGGAGATGCTTCTCAATATGTACGAGGAGATGGTACTTTAGCTGATTTCCCTACATCAACAGGTGGAGGTAGTTCAGTTTCTTATTATCTTAACACAAGTGTAAGTCAAGGTACAATAGGTGGGGTTGCTTATAAACAATTAAGTAAAGTTCCTATTAGTGGTGCTGGAACCGATGTTAGTACTTCGGCTAATGGTTACATAGCTAGTTATATTACGGATGCTAATGACCCTGCTTTATTAGAAGTACCTGCTGGAAACTTTAATTGTGAGTTTTATTTTAGTGTAAACTCTGATGCTCACAATCCTTATGTTTATGCAGAAGTATATAAGTATGACGGAACAACTTTTACTTTATTAGGTAGTAGTCAAAGTGTTCCTGAGTATTTAAGTAATGGAACTACATTAAGTCCTTATTACTTTGCAATAGCTGTTTCTAGTTCTGTTTTAACTGTAACGGATAGAATAGCAATTAGAATCTATGTAAATGTAGATGGTAGAACTGTTACTTTACATACCGAGAATAATCATTTGTGTCAAGTAGTTACTACTTTCTCTAAGGGGTTAATCTCTTTAAATAACCTTACTAGACAAAATCAATTCTTTGCAACAGGCACAAGTGGAACTGACTTTGCTATATCAAGTGCAACGGCTACTCATACTTTTAACTTGCCTGTGGCTTCGGCTTCAAATACTGGTAAGTTAAGTTCAACGGATTGGAGTACATTTAATAGCAAGGTTGGTGGTAGTGGCTCTGATGGTAGAGTAGCATTTTGGACTGGTGCAAGTACTTTAAGTAGTGATGCTAATTTATATTATGATTATTCTACCGATAGATTAGGAATAGGTACTAATACTCCTAATGCAAGTTTAGGGATATTAAACGCTAGTTCAACAGGTATTCAAGTAAGAACTTCAGATAGTGCAAACCAATATCAAGCAAATATCTTTTACGATGCCTCTTATGGTATGGTTTATGGGTATAATAGACTAGGCACAGGTACGGCTAGTAATTTAACTTTCTTTAATAACATAGGTGGTTTTATATCTATTCCTGAAAGTGCTACTAATAACATAGGTTTTAATACTTTAAATCCTCAGGGTTTAGCAAGTGCATCTGTGTATGACTTTACTTCTTTAAATACAAATGTAGAATTAAGACTACATAATTCATCAACAGGATATACTTCAACAGATGGTTCTTACATAAGAGTAACTTCTACTGCTTTAGTAATAGGTAATGATGAATCAAGTAAAAGTATTTTAATAAATAATGGTGGCAATGGTGTTGTTACTATTGATGGTACAAATAAAGTAGCATTAGGGAATATAGGTTCAATACCTATGACACAACAATTAACTGTTGTAGGTTCAATAGAAGCCTATGGTGGTTCTATCTATCAGACTGTAACATCTAGTATGTTAAAGGCTAATGCTTCAGGACAAATTATTGCTGCCATTGCAGGAACAGATTATTTAGCAGTAGGTAGTGCAGTTACAAGTGTAAGTGCTACGAGTCCTGTTTTATCAAGTGGTGGAACTACTCCTAATATTTCAATCCCTGCTGCAACAACTTCGGTTAGTGGTTATTTGACTTCTACGGATTGGACAACTTTTAACAACAAGTTTACTTTACCTTCTTTAACTCAAGGTTCTATATTATTTAGTGATGGTTCAACCATTGCTCAAAATAATAACAGGTTATTTTGGAATAATACAAATATGAGATTAGGTGTTGGTACACAACCTGTGTCTCAATATGTAATGTATGTAAAAGCAAATATTGGAGAAAATGGAAATGCTTGGTTGGGTATTGAAAATGAAAATACAACAGGTTCTACTGCGGTAAGATTATTATTAAATGGTGGCACAGTTGCTGGATTTCAGTATATACAATCTACAAACACTACTGAAGTTTTTGCTCAATCAGGTAATATACGAATAGTTAATGCTTCTAGTCTTGGTTTAGTAATAGCAGATACAACTGGTGCTGCAACTTTTAGTGCTAGTGCAACTGCTACATCTTTTGTTAAATCAGGTGGTACAAGTTCACAATTCTTAAAGGCAGATGGTTCAGTTGATTCTACTGCTTATGGCACAGGTTCGGTTACTTCAGTAGCTACATCTGCTCCATTAACAGGAGGTACTATTACAACTTCAGGAACAATAGGTATAACACAAGCTACAACAAGCACAAATGGTTATCTATCATCAACTGATTGGAATACTTTTAATAATAAAACAACATTACCATCTTTAACAAGTGGTTCAGTATTGTTTAGCAATGGTTCAACTATTGCTCAAGACAATGCTAATTTCTTTTGGGATGATGTAAATAATAGATTAGGCATAGGAACTGCAACACCTGAACAAATTTTACATATTGTTGGTGCAAGTGCAATAGTTTATATAGATGGTAATAGTGCTGGTACTCAAACAAGTTCAACTTTAAGATTAAGAACAGGTGGATTTAATGTAGGTAATTTTAGATATAATGTAGCTACTGACAATATTGAAATAAGTAATATTTCAGGAGGTGGTGCAGTAACAAGTGGTGCAGTTAAAATATATGGCACAGGTGGTAGCACAACAGGTTTAACAATAGCAGCAGCAGGAGAATCTACTTTTAGTCAAAAAATTCAAATTAGTACAGGTGGTTTAAGAATTGGAACTTCTGCAACAGAAAACGATAGATTAATTGTAGTAAATGGAACAAATTTAACAAGTGGCTCAAGTCAATATTTAGAAGTTATTGCTCCAACATATACTGGTAATATAACTAATTTATATGGAAGATTACAATATGCAACCTGTGATAGTGGTACTATTAGTAATGCATATATGCTATATTTGGGTTCTTGGAGTGGGACATCAACTTACTCTAATAAGTGGTCTATTTACCAAGAATCTACTACTGAAAAAAACTACTTTGGTTCTGCTGTATTAATAGGAACTAATACCAATTCAGGCTACAAGCTAGATGTTAGTGGTACAGGTAGATTTTACCAACCATTAACAAACTCTACTTCATATTTAGTAGTAGAAAATAATAGGGCTAGAAATGCAGCAGTTTATACTGCAACTACTAATGGTGGTTTTTATGCTGGTACTTCAATAGGAACAGATACTTTTAATTATCAAATTTATGATGGTGTTGCAGGTTCAGCTCGTTTAACAATAGCCTCTACAGGAGCAGCTACATTCTCAAATAATGTTGGTATAAATGGTGGTTCAACAAATTTCCCTTTAGTAGTAAAAGTTGCTACAAATCAAAACCTAAGAATTTCTACGGAAACATCAACATCAGTTCAAGCAATAAATGATGCAGTTAGTGCTTTTGTTACCTTAAAAGTAGATGGTTTGCCATTATTACTAAATAGCCAAAGCGGTGGTAATGTTGGAATCGGAACGAGTAGTCCAAGTGCAGGATTGGAAGTAGTTACGAATAGTGGTACATATAATGCTTTAAGATTAGTTTCAAATAGAGCCTATAATTTAAGTACAGATGTTGCATTGACTTTTAGATATTTATATGATACAACAAATTATACTTCAGGCGGTTTAATAGTTGTTGCAAAAGATAATACCACAATTTCAAATCAAAGTGGTAATATGCAATTTTATACCAATAATGCAGGAACAGTTGCAGAAAGAATGCGTATTACAAGTGATGGTAGATTATCATTAAAAAGAGGAGGCGGTACTGTTAATTTTGACGTATTTCTAAGTGGTGGTGGTGATAATTTTTGTGATGTAGATGGAGAAGTATTTAGAACTAAAGCATTTTTACCCCTTGCAGATAATGCTTATGCTATTGGTTCAAGCGGTTCAAGATGGACTGCTGTATGGGCTGTTAATGGTTCAATTCAGACTTCAGATGAAAGAGAAAAGAAAGACATTGTTAACTCTGATTTAGGATTAGATTTTGTAAGTAAATTAAGACCAGTATCTTTTAAATGGAAAATTGGTCAAAATATTGTTACAAATGAAACTATTATTGATGAAGAAGGTAATGAAACTGTTAAAGAGGTAATAACTCCAAGAGAAGGTAAAAGAACTCATTATGGATTAATTGCTCAAGAAGTTGAAGCTTTATTGGATGGTAAAGATTTTGGTGGATTTATTAGTGATGAAGAAACTGGATTAAAAGGGTTAAGATATGACCAATTTGTTCCATTATTAATAAAGTCAATTCAAGAACAACAAGCACAAATAGAAGAACTATCTAATAGATTAATCAAACTAGAAAACAAATAAAATGAAAACAATACAAGCAGTGGTATTTCCACTAAATTTAGGAACTGCAACAATTTTAAATGCTTATTGCATAAATGACAATTTAACAAATTGTGCTACTTTTTACTATTCACTATTAACTGATAGTCAAAGTCAATTACAACAAGGAAATTTAACTATGACAGGCACAGACTATGATGGTTGGTCTACAAATGATTATGCTTATAATTGGGTAGCAACTCAAATAGATGTTACTATTATAGGAGATTATGTTCCTCCTGTCCCAATAGTTGTAGAAACTGCAACAGTTGTAGAGACTCCAATAGTAAGCGAAGAAATTATAACGGAATAATCTTATATTTGTAAAAAATCAATACTATGTTAAATCTATCAGACGAGAATTTAAAAGAATTAGAAGCATTTATCAACACTATCCCAACTGCATATGGCTTACCGCTATTGCAGTTCTTAGGTAAATTAAATGCAGAACAAAATCCTCCAATAGAGGAAGCAAAAGAAGTATAATGACTCCACATAGCAATCAAGCCGACTTTGGAATGGTACTGAGTATTACTAGTGCTGCAATAAGCATAGCAAGTATTCAACCTATTGTAACATTCTTTGGTAGTTTGGTTGCTATTGCATCTGGACTTTTTGCCATTAGATATTATTGGAAAGCAGCAAAAAAGTTTAAGTAATGAGAGACATTGTAATTACTTTAGTGATTGCAGTAGTTCTTATCTTCATCTTTAACGGAAGGTACAACGGAAACGAACCTACAATAGTAACTCACATAGATACTATTTATAAGCACGAAATAACAAAGAAATATATTAAAGGGGATTCTATCCCTTTTGTCGTTTTAGGTATTGATACGACCATTGTACACGATACTGTACGTATAGTTCAAGATTATGCGTACGTACGAGCCTACTCGGACACTATAAAAGTAGATTCAAGCACTTTTATTATTAACGATACCATCTCCAAAAACAAGATTCTAAACAGGGGATTTTATGCCGATATAAGTCAAAAAACGATAAAAGTGGAAACCATTAGGACAACACCATCCAAAAATGAGCTTTATTGGGGCATATTAGCCGATTTAAGGGCAATTGACAATAAAGTGGGCGTAGGAGTTGGTTTAGCTTTTAAAACCTCTAAAAAGGGCTTATTTACAATATCAGCAACAACTAATCAATATTCAATCGGATATTACAAAAAATTCTAATGAAATTACCTGTATCATATAAAGAGTTTGTTAAGCAGCCAATTGTTGCTACTTTATTCATTGTACTATGTGGAATATCGGCTTTGTATGTTGATGTAAGGTCAACCTTCCAAGACCAAGCAAAGGCACAAAATGTAAGAATAGAAAAGGTAGAGGGCAGATTAGATTTAGTACAAAACGCATTAAGGAAATCCGATTCGTTGAGTGCAGTTTCTACTACTAAACTTCAGGTGCTAACTGACCTTAAAATGATACCAAAATAATGAGGTATTTATTATTCATATTTTTGTATGGTTGTAGTTTGACTGCTCAAGAGCCAAGTAAAGAACAAAAGATAGATAACGAGTTTCAATTATTGCTTAATAAAGTAAATGAAAACAATGTCAATTCATCTTTAGTTCAAAAAGAGGCATCTAAAAAAGAAAAGAAAATAATTACTAATACTATAAATAATATTAACAATTTAAAAACTGAATTAAGTGAGGTTAAAGCTAGGTTGGATTCTATTGCTATTGATACTGGAAGTTCATTCAGCTTATTGCCAATACCCAAGAAGTAAAAGAATAGGCAACGATTCGGTAATAATAATAACTATTGACCAAGCAAATAACATAAACAACCTATACAAGAACTACAACGATTCAATTGTTAAATTAAATGATTCAATAATCAATTCAAACTTAAACTATGCAAAACTTAATAAAAAAATATTTGAGAAAACTGATTCTATCTATCTATGGAAAGTTAGGTATGAAGCTGCAAGAGAACTTACCAATTATAGAACCAAAGACCACGAAAAAACCGACCAAGCAAAAGAAATAGGGAAATATCTTTTAATCTTTATAATCATTTTACAATTTATAAAACTTTAAATATGGAATGGATAAAAAATTTACTTAGCGATGAAAGAGGAAGCATAAGCACTAAAAGAGTGATTGCTTTATTAAGTGCTTTATTTCTTTGTATTACTTTAATAGCTAATTCATTTAGTCATTTAGAAATAGCACCTAGTGATAAATTAGTGGATGCAGTAATGGTTATTTGTATTGCTGCAATGGGAACTACAACGATAGATAAATTCTCAAAATGAAACAAAAAGCAATCCTTAGAGTAGCCTTAGTGCTTTGGTTTGTATTATTAATATTCTTTATAATGGCAAGTTATGTTAAGTAAAAAAGCAATAGACCTTATTATCCAGTTTGAGGTAGGAGGTAGAGCATACTATGATAAGAAATTACAAAGCCCTATTTGGGCAGGTGGCGAATCAGGTATAACTATTGGAATGGGCTATGATGTTGGCTATGTAAACGAAAAGCAGTTCTTTTTAGACTGGGGTAATAAACTTACTCCTAACTTCTTAGAGCCATTAAGAAAGACTATTGGACTTAAGGGCATACAAGCCAAGCAAATGCTTAGAGGGGAATTATTACAAGTTAAAATCTCATACAATATTGCATACGAAGTATTCGTTAAATGCTCAGTACCTAAGTATTTTAAAATGACTAAGGCAATATATCCAGAACTAGAATTGTTAAATGAGGACACTCAAGGTGCGTTGGTTTCTATGGTTTACAATAGAGGGAATAAGCTAGAAGGGGATTCTAGGATTGAGATGAAGCGAATAGTAGAAATGGTTAAGAACAAAGATTATGATGGGATTGCAGAGGCAATAGAGAGCAGTAAGAGACATTGGGAAGGCAAAGGATTAGATGGTTTAGTAGTGAGAAGGGAAGCAGAAGCAGACTTGATTCGTGATTCGTTAGCATAACAAAAACCTAAAATATGGCTGGAAGTAAAACCACAATGAGTGGTCAAATAGTCTTAGACTACTTGGCAAAGTATCCTGCGTGGATGCCCTCAAACACCTTAGCTACTCTAATCCTAAAAGAGAACAAGAATCACTTTACTGACAAAGAGAATGTGCGTTATCTAATACGCTATTACAGAGGCAAGACTGGTCCAGATAAAAAGTCAACTAACAATAAAGAATACTTAGAGCAAACTAAAAGAAGTTGCTCTCATTTTGTGCAACCTGAGACTTGGGCAGAGGAAAAGGTTGTATTTGACCTACCATTAGGAATTAAGAAGATGGGATTCATTAGTGATATACAAGTACCATTTCACGACCCAAAGGCAATAGATGTTTGCTTTAACTACTTAAACAAAGAAGGGATAGATACTTTGTTTATCAATGGAGACTTAGTAGATTTCTACCAATTAAGCGACTTCCAAAAAGACCCAAGAGTTAGAAATTTTAGTGATGAATACGAAAGCATATTAGAAATGCTAGGATTTATAAGAAGGTCATTTCCTAATTTAATTATTTATTATAATCTGGATGCAAATCACGAATTTCGCTATGAAAGATATATGAGGACAAAAGCACCAGAATTATTAAGTTTGCAATTGTTTGAGTTAGAGGATTTGTTGAAGCTAAATGAATTTGGGATAAAGCCTTTAAAGAACTTAGACCATGTAAAATTCGGTAAGTTGCCAATAATACATGGAGATACTACTTTTAGGAGAGGTAGTGGTGTAAGCCCTGCTAAGACCCTTTACGATAGGGTAAAGCAATCGGCTATCGCAAGTCATGTTCACAGGACAAGCGAGTACACTACTAAGAACCAATTTGATGGCGAAATGTTTACTTGCTGGACCACAGGAATGCTAATGCATCCTAATGTTGAATATTGTAAGCATGTGGACCAGTACAACGCAGGGTTTGCTTTACTAGAGAAAGAGACTAATGGAGATTATAGAGTTCACAATAAAAGAATAACAAAAGGAAAAGTATTTTAAATATAAAACTATGAAGATGCCTAAGAATTGGAATAAACTTAATTTAAGCGAACAGGAAAGCTGGTTAGTAAAGAAGTATCAAGAGATGATTAACGAAGTAGAATCAGTATCTAAGATGTTAGCCAAGATAAGAGGTGGCAATAGAATAGTAGTAAAGGAGATTGAAAGACCAGATGAAGCCTTGCTGAAAGCGTGAGAATCAAAATAATATATCGTAAACTTGGTAAGGAACAGGCTTACGGCATATCCTCTAGTGATGGCGTAATAGAGATTGATGAAAGGCTAAAAGGAAAGAAGATGATGGAGATATTGATTCACGAGATATTACATTTACTAAACCCAAAGGATGATGAAAAAACCATAATTCGCAAAAGTGTAACTTTGACTAAAGTCTTGTGGAATGAAGGGTACAGGAAAATAGATGATACTATTGACTTGCCTTTACAAGATGGGTCAATTTAGGTTGTTTTTTCTTGTTCATAGGTTCTCCTCAGTGTAAAAAGCTGGGGAGTTTTTATTATATTTGTATTCAGATATACTAATGGTTTAACGGAGGTTCGTTTTTACGATGCCTCCCTTTTTTTGCTCTTATGTTATAATATCCCTTAAAAGTAACATAACAATACCCATATGTTACTTTAATGACACATTATCGTATGAATAAGTGTATCAATCATACAATTATATGCAGGAAATTATAATTTGGGTATCACAATTTGTGATGTTCACGAATCCGTGAAAGGTTTAAAAATGTGAACACTTGCGTAGTTTAACTACCAACAATTAACAAATTTTGTTACAAGTCTATATAAATCAGTAACATATATACCCTAATTCTGTTACAATATTTTACATATTGTACCTAAAACATTGTACAATGTTCCCAATTTGGTTACAAAAGTTCGCTAATAGTAAACTTATCAATCATAAAAGTTACCCAATAAAGCAACTTTGAGCCGTATTTGACCGATAATCGGCTCATTTATGACTGATATATACCTAACTGCTTGATTATCAAAGAATAGACTAATTAACATAACTTTAACTAAAATAATTTAAATAATTTTTGGTTAGTATTGTAATCTTATGTTATCTTTGTTAAAACAAACAGAGAGGCACTCTTAAAACTGCACCATTAGTTATGAAAAATCAAAAATTTGAAACAATCAAAAGTTTTATTGAAAAAGAAGTTAGTAGCACAAACTTGATGTTAGCTTGTAGAATTGCATTAAAATTAATGCCTTATTCAGATGCTTTAGTTCAAATGATAGAAACTAAAAATATAGATAATGAATATAAACAAACCTTTAATAAGATTATTGTTGAAACAATTTGCCACGATTATAATGGCTTAATGTCAAACGATGAAGATTTTTTACCTAGATTAAAAGCAAATATAAAATTATCTGATTTAGTATTTAGTAATTAACCCTCAAAGGTAGGGATGCGACTACTCAACGCATATTTTAAATAACCATTATGAAAACACTATTAAGCCTTAACACAAATTTCTATCCCTACAATGGGAACTTTATCCCTCAAGCTGGGGACAATATTTTCTTAGACTATTCAATAGAAGATACTAAGTTCTTCGTAGTCAAGTTTAGGACTATTGACCTAGCAAACAATCAAATTATTATCTCAATTGAAAAAATCTAAATTATGACAGACCAACAAAACAAGAATTTTCAGGCAATCGTTATTTTAATCTTTGTCTTTATTGTAACAGGAATCTTACAAAACATTTAACCTTATGAAAGTAGAAAAAAAAGAAGTAGTCTGCATCAGGCTACCAGAATCAATCAAGAAAAAAGTAGATGCCGAAGCTAAAAAAATGTACTTAGCACCAAGCAAATTAGTATCAATTATCGTACAAAAATATTACGAATCTAAAAACTAAACTATGCAACCATTAATCTATCAAGGAAAACAACTTAAACTACACCAAAGAGCAACTTGCCTCTTGGAACTATTAAAGAAGGCACAATCAAGGCAATCTAGCATTGAAACCGACCTAATCAAATGGAGAGGAGCAACTTGGGATAATCCTATCAAACTAATGAATAAGTACGAAGATGACTACCTTATTAAGATTGCTAGAATGAACCAAATACAAAAGAGAATCTTAAAGTCTTATCACTTCCTGATACTGGACCTTTACGAGATTACCGAAGATTTTATGCTACCTATTAACCTTTTACATTTTTAATATGACATACATAGACAATAGCAAGTTCCAATTGCAAAGAGAAATATACATTTTAGAGGTAGAGAATGAGATGTTAAGAAACCAAATTATAAAACTTAAAATAGAAAAGAATGAACTACTGGTCAATACCAAGTCAAAAGGAGAGCAGACTGACAACGAAGGAGATGATAAGGTATTCTGAAACAATTATAGATAAGATTGCAGAATATTATAAAATACTTCCTAAGGACATCAAAGGCAAAAGCCGTAAAAGGCATTTTGTTAAGGCTAGATTTATAGCAATGTATTGTATAAAAAATAACACAACTTTAACATTAAAGGCAATTGCAGATATGGTAGGCAGAGACCACACTACAATTATCCACTCTTTAAAGACTATACAAAACACTTTAGACTTGCATTACGATACGGATTTAAAGGATGAATTAAACGAAATAAAAAGATTAATATAAATTTTTGTTATTCACAAAATAGTCTTATTTTTAATTATTATTTACCAAAAAACCATAGTATGATTAACTTACAAACAAACTCACTTATCAACATTTACAAGGCTTTATCTGCTTTTCAGCAAGACTGCCCTGTAATACACAAGGGAACAACTGGACATAACTACACCTATGCCGACTTCCCTACAATTCTTGAAGTAATCAATCCGATACTCAAGAAGCACAATCTAGGATTTACCCAGCTTCTTATTGAGGATGGATTAAAGACAATTATCTTTCACACTATTAGTGGCGAGGCAATTGAATCTAATGCAACAATCCCACAAATTACTCTTAGGGGTATGAACGAGTATCAATCATTCGGAAGTGGCATTACTTATTACAGGAGATATGCTTTAAGTGCTGCTCTTGGGTTGGTAACTGATAAAGATACCGATGCCTCTGGAGAGAAAGCTGCATCCGTATTTATTAAGAAACACAAGTCAATACTTGATTTAACATTAGCTATTGATATGTGCGAAAACTTAAACGAGTTATCTAAACTGCATTCTTTGAATAAAGATTTAATGAATGAGGGAATTACTGCATTATTCACAAGTAAAAAATCTAAATTATGATTGACCAAAAACTAATAAAACTAAGAGACTTAGTTTCTTATTGGGAATGGAAACATAGTGCTTGTCATAAGTTTTGGATAAATGAAACCTATCAGGAACTTAAAAAGGCAAGACAAAACCTAAAGGAATATAAGTCTAAACATTACCCATCAACCCCATTATTAACCCAGCCTAAGCCATTCTTACGAATGAATGATTGGACTGAACAATACGAAAACTATGAATGAATTTCCTAGCATTGACTTAATGATAGGTCAATTAAATAAATCAATAAAGGATATTGAAGCTACATCTATGTCAAGCGAAAACTATGTACTAAGAACATTGAACGCAGCTTTAAGATTAGCTTTAGATATTAAGAATGAGGAAATGAATTATTTTATAACTAAAAACAATTAATATGGCTATAAGTACTTGCTGCGGAGCAGAAACCGATATGGATGAAATAGGGATTTGTCCTGAATGTATGGAACATTGCGACTGGGAAGATGAGGAAGAAGATGAAGAAGAAATCGCAAAGGACCAGAAAGAACAAAACGAAATAGATGAAATAATGCTAAGAGAAGCAGAAGAAAAATTACATAACCAATAAATAAAACAAAATGGAAAAAGCAGAAAAAATCGGTGCTTGGACAAACAAGACCAAAACAGGTAAACAAGTAATTAATTTTACTATTGATGGCAAAAAGTATGATATGTATGTAAACGATTTTAAGAAGGAGGAAAAGCATCCTGATTATCAAATCGTAGAAAATACCTACAAACCTAAAGCCGAAACTAAAATGGAGTATGCATCTCCAGTAAACCAACAAGAAAGCGAAGATGACCTTCCTTTTTAGCCGTATTTAATAACTATCTAAAAACAAAAACTATGAGCCAAAACAAACAAATTGCAGACTACCTAAACAAAGGTAAAAAGCTAACTACATTAGATGCCTTAAGTAAATTTGGATGCTTTAGATTAGCATCACGAATAAACGATTTAAGGAATGATGGAATGAATATAAAAACAAAGATTATCAAGCTAGAGAATAAGAAGCAAATAGCCCAATATTCATTAAAATAGTTTATATTTGCAACAGGATGTAGGATATCCATTTTAAAACTTATTGGCTCAAAGCTGAAACCCTAATCCTACTGGGGTGGAAGCCGAGAGCCTTTTTTATTTATGAGTAAAGACCCAGCAGTATTGTTTTACACTTCTGATTTTTTAAGTGGAACATTTACTATGACTAACGAACAGGTTGGCAAATACATTAGATTATTATGCCTCCAGCATCAAAAAGGAAGATTAACTGAAAAGGATATGCTAAGCATATGCTCTGCATATGATTCCGAGATTTGGGATAAATTTAAGATTATAGATGGATTCTACCTTAACGAAAAGATGTCAAACGAGACAATTCGTAGGCAAAAGTTTACAGAAAGTAGGAGAAACAACGCTTTAACCCCTAAAAGCGAAAGCACTAGCAAAGCATATGCTAAGCATATGGAAACTGAAACTGAAACTAGAACTGTAACTATAAATAAAACTAAAATACTAGATGAGCAGTTTGAGGAATTTTGGGATTTATACGATTATAAGAAATCTAGGGATAAAGCAGAAAAGGCTTGGAAAACTTTAAATCAAGAGGAAAAGGCTTTAGCTTTACAACACGCACCAGTATATGCTAAATCAACTCCTGATAAACAATTCCGTAAACATCCTACAACCTATCTAAACAGTAAATCTTTTAACGATGAAATTATTGAACGAACTATTAGTACAAAACTTAGCTACGCAGAACTTGAATGGGAACGACTTAAAAATCTTGGATAAGGATGAACTAAAGGTTTATAAGGCTATGGAATCTATGCACATTGGTAAATGCTCAAGGATAGAGGTAACCGAGCATCTAAAGACTTGTATTGCTTTGAGTGGGATGCAAGTACCAACAAATCAAATATTTAATCTATGCGTTTCGTTTACAATAGAATCTTACGGACAATACAAACTAAAAGAACTAGGAGTAGCTTTTAAGATGTTTGCAGAGGATAAATTCACTATTGGTAATCATATAAACTTTTCTCCTAAGTTAATTGGGGAGGTAATGAATGCATATAAAAAGATAGCAGTACAAGTAAGAAACAAAACAATTGAAGAACCTAAACAAATAGTTATGCAAGTAGATGAAGAACAAGTAATGAGAGAGGAAGCCGAGTATTGGAAAACATCTAAGAAAGACTGGAGATTCCTAAATTACCAATGCTTTGATTATTTATGGAAAAGAAAACTACTAAAGATAAGCCCTGATAAAGCTGAGTACATAAAATCTAAAGTAAAAGCCTATCATTTAGCACAGGCTAAGAAACCAGAGGATATGATGGTAGATGAGGAAACTATGAGGCAACAATGCAAAAAATATTCCCTTAAACTTTATTACGACAACGAACTATGATAGAGAATTATATACCTATGGAGGATGTGCTTATCAGGATTAAGTACCACCCAGATATAAGCAAACAAGAAAAGGAACAATTTAAAGAATCCATTAAAGGAATCTATATGACCGAGAAAGGCAAAGTAAAAATGAATAAACCTAAAAAATACCAAAATGAAAGAGACACTAGGAATGATTAAATTCTTTTTTATCTCAGTTCCAGTATTTCTTTGTGTTTACTGCTCTGTAATGATTTACATAGAAATAAAAGAATATATCCAAAAATATGAGTAAGATAAGAGGACACGAGAACGCACAACCAATAAGATTAATATTTATAGATACAAAAGAAGAAATAGAGTTTAAGTCAGTAGCCTACGCAAAAAGAGTAACAGGAGTTAATGAGTACCAAATAAAGGAAAGCCTTAACCCACTAAAAAAGAAGCGTTTTGATTACAAAGAACGAAAAATAGTGTTCCGTATTAAGAAATAATCTAATTTTGTGGTATGGCATTACAAACCATTCCAAAACTTACAGGGAAAACACAAACAATTTTTAATCGTTATATACGACAAAGAGATAGTCAAAATGGTTATTTTACTTGCATATCGTGTGGCACTACTAAAGATACATCCCAAATGGATGCAGGTCATTATGTGCCTGTCAAGAATAGTTCAGCTTTAAGATTTGATGAGTATAATGTAAACGGAGAGTGCAAGGCTTGTAATGGCTTTGACCAATTCCACCTGATAGGGTATAGAAAAAACCTAATAGATAAGATAGGCGAAAGAATGGTTTTACACTTAGAAAGTCAGTCAAGACTTATAAAGAAATGGACTAGAACAGAGTTAAACGAAATAAACGAAAAGTATGGCGAAATTAAGTAGTAATAACAAAGTCAGCTTTGGGAAACGCAAATGTGGTAAGTACAAAAAGACATCTGGTCCTAAAGACAAACCTACTAAACCTTATAACCGACAGGGCAGATGCTAATCAACGAAATTATACCTAACCCAAAGAATCCTAGAATTTGCCGAGATGCTAAATTCAAATTGTTAGTTAAATCAATACGAGAGTTTCCAGAGATGTTAAATTTAAGACCTATTGTAATTGATGAAAACAATATCATTTTAGGTGGTAATCAAAGGTATCGTGCTTGTATAGAGGCAGGACTTACCGATGTACCAGTTATTCACGCTAACAACTTAACCGAAGAACAAAAGAAACAATTTATTGTTCGTGATAATGTTAGCACAGGCGATTGGGATTTTGACCTATTAGCAAACGAATGGAGTATTCAAGACTTAGATAACTGGGGATTAGATATACCAGCTTTTGCTAATAACGATATAGATGAACCAAAGGACAATTCTAAAGGTGGCAAGAGTTGTCCTAATTGTGGAGTAACTTTGTAAGAATAGTGAAATAATAGTGAGATTATGGCAAATGAACAAAATTTAACCCCATTTAAGAAAGGGGAGGTTGCAAACCCTAATGGCAGACCTAAAGGAATACCGAATAGCAAAACTAGATTGTTAAGATTGCTTGAATTGGTACAAGTAAAGACTAACCCAATTACAGGAGAGAAAGAGGAATTTACTGTGGCAGAGCAATTAGATATGATGGTACTGCAAAAGGCATTTAAAGGTGATTTAAAGGCTTATCAGGAGATACTTGATAGACTAGAAGGCAGAGCAAAACAAACCAATGAGATAGAACTATCAGGAGGACTGCAAATAAATTGGGAGGAGAAGAAAACCTATGTAGAAAACAAAGGAAGCATTTAGCCTCGTACTACTCGTAGCACTCGTACTTACTACGACTACTACGATTACTACGAATATCAATTATGGAACTATCAATAAAACAAACAACTGCTTTAGACCTATTAGAAGATAAAACAACAAATGAGATTCTATTTGGAGGAGGAGCAGGAGGTGGTAAGACTGCGTTAGGTTGCTACTGGCAACTTAAACAAAGATTAAAATATCCCAATACAAGAGGACTAATTGGTCGTGCAGTCTTAAAAACCCTAAAAGAAACTACCTTAGTCTCCTTCTTTCAGATAGCTAAAATGCAAGGATTAGAAGCCAACAAGCATTATAAGTTTAACGGACAAACAAGCCAAATAGAATTTCCTAATGGTTCTACTATTCTACTAAAAGACCTTTACTCCTACCCTTCCGACCCTAACTTTGATGAATTAGGTTCATTAGAGATTACAGATGCTTTTATAGATGAGGCAAATCAAGTAGATGACAAGGCTAGAAACATTATAAAATCAAGGATAAGATTTCAATTAGACCAAAACGATTTAGTGCCTAAGATTCTTTACACTTGTAACCCAGCAAAGAACTGGACCTACTCGGAGTTCTACAAACCAGAACAAGAAGGCACAATATCTAAGAATAAAAAGTTTATTACTTCCTTGATAGATGACAATCCTTTTATCTCTAAGCATTACAAAGAGAACTTACTAACTTTGGATAGTGTATCAAAGGAGAGGCTTTTATTTGGTAACTGGGAATACTTAGATGACCCTGCACAACTTATAGACTATGATAAAATACTTGATTCTTTTACCAATACTTTTGTTTCTATTGGCGATTCTTATATTACTTGTGATGTGGCACGCTTTGGTAATGACAGTACTGTTATTGGTATTTGGAGTGGCTTTCGTGTTAGGTTTTATCAATTCAATGGTAAATCAGTTGTTGAGGTCGCTGAACTTATAAAGAACTTTGCAACCGAACACAAAGTACCTATATCTAACATAGTTTGCGATGAGGATGGAGTAGGAGGTGGAGTTGTAGATATTCTTAGGTGTAAAGGATTTGTCAATAATAGTTCTCCATTAGTAAACCCTGTAACAAGAGAAAAGGAAAACTTTGATAACTTAAAGTCTCAATGCTATTTTAAATTAGCAGATATGGTTAACAAAGCAGAACTTTACATTCAGGCAGATGGGAAACAAAAACAAACTATCATTCAGGAACTAGAGCAAGTCAAACAAAAGTCAGTAGATAACGATATGAAAAAAGGAGTAATTCCTAAAGATAAAGTTAAAGCAGCCATAGGTCGTTCTCCTGATTTTAGTGATTGTTTAGCTATGAGAATGTTCTTTGAATATACACCAAGATTTCAAGTAAGTGTATTTTGATGTAAAAATCATAACTTTGTTTAAATTCTAATAATATGGCATTTTTTGACTTCTTAACTAAAAAGAAGATAAACACTCTATTACCTAATATTCCTTTTGATACAAGTGTCGCTATTCAACGAGGTATCGTTACTTGGCAAGGTGGTGATTCAAGAGCATTCGTAAGAGATGGATATATAGCTAACGATATTGTTTACTCAATTGTAAAACTAATTACTGATAAAGCTAAACTTGCTCCATTTCATGTATATAAAGTTAAAGATGAAGTATCTGCAAAAAGATATAAGTCGTTGATGAAGCAACCAGATAAGATTACTAACTGGCAAGAGGTAAATGATTTACATAAGAAAGCATTTGAGATATATACAGGAGACCAAAGATTAAACGACCTTTTAAAATATCCTAATGGAGAAGATACTTGGGCAGATTTAGTTGAGCAATGGTGTGGATTTAAGTTAATAACAGGAAATTCATTTATATATGGAAAACTTATTGAAACAGGAAACAATCAAGGTAAGCCGTTTGAACTATTTGCTTTACCTGCTCAGTATATGGCTATTATCGCAAACATTGAAATGTTCCCACCAACCAGAGTGGGCTACCAATTATACTATGGAGCAATGTGGTCCTTTGACCCAAAAGAAATATTACACGACAAATACTTCAATCCAGAGTGGACAGTTACAGGTGGACAATTATACGGACAAAGTCCTTTACTTGCAGCAGCAAGAACATTAACTAGAAGTAACGAAGCTAAGACTGCTGCCGTTGCATCATTCCAAAATGGTGGACCAGCAGGGGTTCTATTTATGAACGATGAAAGATTTGACCCTACAAGTGGTCAAGCACAAGCACAAGCATTAAAAAGAGCAGTTAGCGAGAAAGGTGGTGCAGCTAATTTTAACTCTATTGCAGTAAGTGGTTACAAGGTAGATTGGAAACAAATAGGTTTAAGTCCAGTAGAACTTAATATCATTGAATCAGAGAAATGGGATATGAAGGCACTTTGTAATATTTACGGAGTACCATCACAACTATTAAACGATGCAGATAATAAGACTTACAACAATCAATTAGAGGGAGAGAAAGCATTGACTTTGCGTTGTGCTATTCCTTTATTAGATGCTTTAACTGAGAACTTAAATAGAAAATTACATACTGACTGGGGATATAGAAATAGTGGGTTGTATGTTGGATATGATATGAAAGTCTATCAAGAATTAGAGGCTAATAAAACAGAGCAAGTTGCTTGGTTAAATACTGCTTGGTGGATTGCTCCAGCACAAAAGAATGAAATAATGGGCATTAGAACTCCAGACTATATTCCACAAGAGGAAATGGAGAAACTTTATATCCCTTCATCTTTGCAACCTACTGACCAATTTCAACCCTTGACTATTCCTGATAACCTAAACCCATAAAATGATTTGGCAAGATTACAGGAAACTCTATGCTAATGCCTTAAAACAATATTCGCCTAAGTTCAAGAAAGAACTGCAAAATCAGGTGAATACCTATTGCCGTACGCTAGACTACAACAAAATTAGCGACAAAGCCCTAAAAAAGACCATTTACAAGCTCCATTTAGCTATGGGTACTAAAATGGCTCTTATAAGTGAAAGTGTCGTTAAAAAGTCTGTGAAGGGGGTTTATGTGCCTATGGAGTTTAAATCACAAAAGACCGATGCCTTTCAGTATGCTATTATCCAAGTTCTCCAAAATGATGGCTTAGACCAATTAGCAGCAGATATTACCGAAACTACCAAAGAACAAATAAGAAGATACCTAATAGAGTCAGCAGAGAAAAATCTTACATTGCCTCAAACAATTGCCTTGCTTAGAACTTCAGGCATTACGGATTATAGAGCAGAACTTATTGCTAGAACGGAAACAGGCAGAGCAGCTAATATCGGTTCAATGGTAGGTGCAACAAGTACAGGATTAGTAACTATCAAAGAATGGATTGCAGCTAGAGACAATAGAACAAGGAGAGAACCAAGAGACCAGACAGACCATTTAATTATGGATGGGGTTAAACTTCCTATGAATGCAAAGTTCCAAGTGCCAAATATAAAAGGTAGATTAATGGGAGAGAATGGTAGATACGACCCAATGGACCATCCTTGCGATTCATCTGCAAGTGCTTCTAATGTTTGTAATTGCCGTTGCACTTTAGGATATGAAGCCGTAAGAGGTGCAAATGGTAAACTTTTAACCTTAGCAGACAATCCTCCAATGGGCAGAATCGGAGTTATTTGGAATGCCTTACAAAATGTAATGGGTCAAGCAATAGGAAAACTTATAGCATCACTAATACAATAACAAAAAAAATAATAACTTTGTCAATATGAAAACATACTCATCAAAAGACACAATTGTTGAAAAACAAGATATTGGTTACGAGGTAATGGATGTAGATACTGAAACTCGTAGAGTAAAAGCAGTTTGGGCAAGAACAGGAAACATTGATTTAGATAATGATATTATAGTTCCTGAAGCCTTTACTAAGACTCTAAAAGAAAGAGGTCCATTAGGTAAAAACTTAATATGGTCTTTAGTTGACCATTGTGCTGAAATGGAAGCCGTAATAGGTAAGCCTGAGCAATTATACATTGAGGGAGATATGCTTATCGCAATTACCCCAATAGTAGAAACTGAGAAAGGAGAAGATATGATTAAGATGTACGATGCAGGTCTTATCAATCAGCATTCAATTGGATTTAGTACAATTAATTCAAGCGTAGATAAAAACGGAATAAGAACAATAAGTGAACTTAAACTTTACGAAGGTAGTGCAGTATTATGGGCAGCAAACCCAGAGACTCCAACTATCTCAGTAAAGAGTGAATTTAAAAGAGAGCAATTAGCAAATAGGCTAGAGAAACTCTTGAAAGCGTTTAAAGGTGGTCGTTTCACAGATGAGACCTTTGCGTTGATGGAGATTGAAATAAAAAGGATTCAATCAGAATTATTAGAAATTGAAGTCATTAAAGAAATCACTCAGACCGAGCAATCACTTGAGCCGATTATTGAAGAAATTAAAAACAATGATGAACAAATCCTGAAGGCAATTAAAGAATTTAATAAAATATTAAAAAAGTAAAAATGGAAAACATTATTAACGAAATGGCTGAGAACCTTAAAGGTTTTCAAGCTAACATTGAGGCTAAGTTAGAAGAAACTAAAGCTGAGATTAAAGTTGTAAGAGATGAAGCACAAAAACAATTTGATGCTCAAGCTGCTGCAACAAAAAAAGCTGCAAAGCGTGAAGTAAAACATCTTGACGAAGTTATCATTGAGAAATTAGATGGTAAATTAGATGAGATGGAGAAATCAATGAAATCAAATGGTAAATTCCGTTTAGATTTAAGAGATGTAAAGTCTATGACTTTATCTGCAAGTTTAACAGGAGATGCTCAAGCATCTTATGCTCTTAATGCTTCAGTATTACCAAGTCAAGCAATCAACTTTAGAGATTTAATCCCTACTGTTCGTTCTGAAAGTGGTTTGTATGTATTCTACAAAGAAACTGCAACAACTAACAACATTGCTGCTCAAACTGAAGGTTCTAACAAAGGTGAGAACAACTACGCATTAAGCGAAGTGAAAGTAGTTAATGACTACATCGCTGGTTTCTCAACTTTCTCAAAGCAAATGGCTAGAAGTTTACCTTTCTTAAGCACAACTTTACCAAGAATGTTGACTAGAGATTTCTACAAAGCTGAGAATGCTGCGTTCTTCTCTACTGTTTCTGCTGCTGCAACTGGTTCTACTACAACTGCTGAAACTGTTGATTTGAAGCAATTAGTTGACTATATTGGCAACCAAAAGAGTGCAAACTTTGTATCTTCTGTTGCTTTAGTAAGCCCTGCACAATTAGGTCGCTTATTGAAAGAAACTATCACTGCTGGTTATTATGCTGGTTCTGGTAGTGTTATCGTTAATCCTAATGGTGGTATGACAATCTGGGGAACTCCAGTAATTGCTGCATCTTGGGTTACTGACGATAAAGTACTTATCTTAGATAACAACTTTGTAGAAAGAATTGAGGTTGAAGGAATGGCTATTGAGTTCTCTTATGAGAATGCAAGTAACTTCCAACAAAATATGGTTACTGCTCGTATTGAGTGTTATGAAGATATTAACTTAATGCAACCAACTTCAGCTATTTATGCTGACTTAGGAAATGTATAGTTCTAATCTTACATAGATATAAAGACCCCTTGCTATTTAGTAGGGGGTTTTTTATTATAAATAATGTAAATTTGTAAAAAAGATATATGGCATATTCTAATTTTATTATAGATTTTACTTTAACCGATATAGGTACTGTGGTTGAACCAGTAACATTAGCAGAGGCTAAATTGTATTGCAGAGTAACTACTTCCGTTGATGATAACCAAATCTCTTTAATGATTAAACAAGCAAGAGAAGCCATTGAAGTAGGCACAGGCTTGAGTTTAATACCTAAGACTGCCGTTGTTTGGTTTACTAATTTTAATGGTGGTTTTAATCTTCCTTATGGACCAGTTAATAGTTTTACTTCATTAATAGATGAAAATAACGATACAATAGTAGCTGCTGATTATACTTTAGTAGGTGGTAAGTTTCCACAATTACAAAGACCTCCTTTTAAAAACTTAAAGGCTACTTATGTGGTTGGATATGCAACTGTCCCTAATGACTTAAAGATTGCTATTTTAGACCAAGTAAGCTACGATTACGAGAATAGAGGATTAGATTCAAATACAGGTATTTGTGAAAAGTCTTGGAAAGCCTGTCAACGCTGGACAAGAATAAGCCCAATATTATGAGATTAGGAAGCAAGAAAGCAAATTATGTGGATGCCAATACAATGTACTCTGAAATAGGCTTATATGTGCCTACAAGGACATCTGATGGGCAAGGTGGCTTTACGACTACCTTTGCCTTGCAAGAAGTTGTATTTGGTGATTTTCGCCCTGAAAATCAAAATAGAGCATTATTAGAGGCTCAATTAAGTTTTACTCGTTCTGCTAAGTTATATATCAGGTGCAATGTAACAATCAACAATAATTACCAAATAGAGGTAAATGGTGATAGATATACAATACACTCTATTAAGGATGTAGAGGACCAGTTTAGATTTTATGAAATATTAATGTACTTCTAATGGCATTTGCAGTAAGTTTAAGTGGGATGAAGCAACTTGAAGGAAAGTTAAATAAATTAACTACTGCATTAAAGGAAGATGTAAGTAATGAAATAAATGCATCTGCACTTAAAATAGAGAATCAAGCTAAAAAATTAGCACCTATTAATTTAGGTCAATTAAGAAATTCAATAGCATTAACAAAAGATAGTGAATTAACATATACAGTTGCAGCAAACGCTTCATACTCTGCTTATGTTGAATTTGGCACAGGACCACAAGTAAATGTTCCAGCTGACTTTTCATCTTATGCTCAACAATTTAAAGGCAAAAGTGGTGGCAAGTTTAAAGATATGGTTGATGCCTTAACTTTATGGGTAAAACGAAAGGGAATAGGTAATGGTAAAAATGATAAGGGTTTAGCTTATGTAATAGCTTTAAGCATACTAAGAAAAGGTATGCGACCTCAACCATTCTTAATACCAGCCTATGAAATGGAAAAACCCAAACTTATACAAAGACTAAATAAATTATTAAATGCTTAATCCTAATATAGAAATAAAGAAATGGTTTTATACTAACTTGACAAGTTCAAGTGCATTGCCTGTTTATGATGGCATAGCACCTGATAATGCACCTAATGAATATATCATTATGAGTGGCAGAACTTCTAATCAGGATCAAGGTAAAATCAGCTATACTAACTCGGTTACCATTGATGTTGACATTGTCATAAAAAATAGTAACTTTGGTTATAAAAGAGCCGAAACGATAAGCGATTTAATACTAAATGCAATCAATTCAGACACAAACATAACCCTTGCAAATGGGTTTTATGCTTCAAGTTTGGTGGTAGGTGCAATTAGGAATTTAGATGGTTTAAACCCTTTGGACAACGTATTTAGAACAATAATAACTTATAATTTAATAATAACTCAAAATTAAAATAAAATGGCAGAAACTAAAGTAAGCGGTAGAGATTACATCCTACTTGCAGACATAAACAACGATGGTACTTTTTTACCAGTTGCTTGTTTAACTACAAACTCATTGACATCAACTAACGACACTATTGATGCAACTTCTAAGTGTGGTAATCAATACCAACCTAGTCCAGTATTTTCTCAATCTTTTGATTGTGAAGGTTTTGCAATTGATGAAACAGGAACTCCTAGTAAGGATTCTTACCAACAATTATATGTTGCTCATTCTGCAAAGACTTTATTTGCTATCAAAATGGGTAAAGCAACTCCAACTTCTGGAGATATTACTTATGGTGGTGCTGGTCAATTAGTGTTTATTAGCGATTTTGGAGTGCAAGCAGATGATGGTGATGATGTTAAATTTACTGCAACATTCGTAGTAAGTGTTCCACCAATTACACAAACTGAAACTGCATAATAAATAACCTATGTTTGAATTAAGACTGGACAACAACAAAACAATCCCCCTAAAATGGGGTACTTGGGCGATGAAAAGATTTTGCGAATTAGAGAATAAATCTCTTTTAGACTTAATCAATATTTTATCAAGTGGTGCTTTTGAATTAGGAACGATAGTGCATATAATACAAGCATCTGCCGAAAGTGGATGCAAAACACTAAATCAACCAATTGAATTTAACGATGTTATCGTTTGTGATTGGATAGATGAAGTGGGAGGATTATCTGCAAAAGATGGTCAGCTAATAGATTTTATTAAATTTATGCAGACATCAATGGTTCCTGAAACAAAAGAAAATGCCGAAGTAACAAAGGATAAAGGAAAAAAAAAATAGGAATTTATAGCTGGGATTCAATAATTATTCTCGCAATAGAAGTTGGCTTGACAATTAATGAGTTTTGGCAACTTACTTGGCGGGAATTTTTATTATATAAAAAGGCTTATGAGAATCAGCAGATAAAGGAGTGGGAAAGGACAAGAACTTTAGCTTATATGATTTATAGGTCTAATTCAACGGATAAAAATCAGAAA